TTCTATAATTACCTGAGTCTCCACCATGTGCCTTAACAGCATCGAGGAGCTTCCCATGACCAGCATGAGGAGGATTGAACCTCCCAAAAGTAATCGCAACATGGTTATCTGCCTCCTGAGCTTCTTTCTTCTTCTCAGCAGGAGTCTTCCCCTTTGCAGTTGCTTCTGTTATAAAATCTAAAAATTTCATTAACTCCAGTCCTTAGCGGCCGTAAAGTTTGCTCTGGAAAACTCCAGTCTGTCAACAAGTTTCAGTGCTGCTCCGTCTTTGATAGCAACGAATCCTTCAGGACTTGTAGCTTTCATGCCATCCTCTGTCTCCAGAAATGTACCGACGGATTTGATTCTCGTCAGTTTAGATATGATTATTGTCTTGGCATCCATCAAAGATTTGAATCCTGTCAAGGCATTGATCATACTAGACCTGTTAGTATTTAGGTATTTCAGAGCGTCACGTTTCTTGAGACCCCAATCTGCTTTAGATTTGAGGGTCTTCTTCTTTTCAATCTCTGCGTTGTATTTATTGGTGACAAATCCTTGAAAACCTTTACCCATAGCCTCAGGTGTAGGCACGATACCACTACGAACTACACTGTTGAAGTATACTTTAAACAGTGCTGGTATAGTAAATGGTCCCTTACCACCCTGTATACCGTCTATAAACCCTCTGCCTGATGCTAGAGAGCGTGTTGACTTTACTATAGCAGCATTCAAAATATTCTTCTCAGACTGTGAGAGATTTGCCATGCCATTTATATTAACAAAGTCAGATGAAAAGACTGCTACACTTCTCACACCCTGTAGTCCTGATACATCACATCCAAAACCAGCAGCCAACTCTGACATGCTGTTACCATTGTATGTGGTATGAAATACTATACCCAACTTACTAGCACCCACCTTAGCACCCAGTGGTGTGTACTTAGGGATGGTATATGTAATAGTATTAGGTTTGAATCTATAGTGTGGCTTCTTATCCTGTGATATAAGGTTAGGAGTCCTATCATATAACAGGTCACCTTGTAACACTCCTTCTATGGGTAACTGCTTGAGATACTCTAAGCACTTCTTAAGTATTAATCCTACAGTTGATCCACCATAAAACCTATCAGCATCTGATGCAGTGTATACAATCTTAGGGTCAACCTTATTGAATACACTCTTAGTGCCAACAAAAAACTTACCATTGGCAGGATTCTTACCACATATAATGGCAGGTGCTCCGTCCCACTTAGTAGTGACCCTAACATTACTACCACCAGTATTATCTGATAGCATATCACGTAGGGACTTCAGGAAGTTCAATGCATTAGTTGCACCAGCAGATCCCTGGTTAAATATGTCGTCTTCTAGGTGCTCTAGGTGAGTGTTCTTTGCCATGTCTGTATTATAACAGGGTCTCTGGGTCTATAGGGTGGGAAGTGGTCAGATCTTTCTCTGTCCCTTCAGCATCTGTTTGAACTCATTGGATAGAGTCCCAAAGAACTGAGGCTGACTACCAAATCCACCCTTGTATCTCAATTCCATATTCATAACGGGTATGTTACCCTTCCTCAAATCAAACAATACTTTAGCAGCACCTCCTTCATCCATATTAGGTTCTGCCTCCATCCTATTAGTAACTACAAAGTTATACTTTGTATCCGCAGAATCTAACTCTGCTAATCCTTTAAGAATAGTATTAATATCAATTGCTTTACCAGAATATTTCTGCAATGCTCCCTTCTCTTCCCAAAGTTTCTTACCTCTGGTTGCTGTACCTATACCAGTAACTAGAGCAAATCCAAACTTCATCTTACCTAGATTCTTTTCCTTCATCAGTCTAGGTAAGTCAGTCTTAAGTGTTAAGTTTATTAACTGACTAGAGAAAGTATCTGAATGATCATTCATCACCTTCAATAACTTCTTATACAATGGGCAGTCTGGTTTACCCAACTGTCTATTAACCCATGCTCTCATGGTATCATTTCTTGATGCCAGAGCTGACCTATTCAGTTTCGTATCACCATAACCTAACCAGGCATCACCCTCTACAGGGTTGAATGGGTCTGCACCAATCTCAGGCATCTTTAGACTGCCCTTAGTATCAATAAAGATTCTCTTCCTAGCAAAGCCTTGTCTCTCTCTTTCAGCAGGACTAGGTTTGAATAGATCAGCATCAGACATATTATTGATACCATCTATCTTAATGTGTCCTTCCTTAACTGCATCCCTGACAAGTCCAGCAAAATACTTTACTCTCTCTCGCTCCACCTCCATCTTAATGTCATCAAACTTTTTATCATTTAAAACTGTATCAAATGCTTTGTTGATTAGAGTAGGGTCACCATCATCAGGTCTGGGTTTCTTCTTAAGTGATACACCATAGTAACCATTAATCTGTGATGCAGGATTAATAATAAGGTCACTAGAGTTGTACGCAGTAAACCCTTTATGTGCTATGGCTAATGGTTTAACCTTATCAGGCCACACGTTACCTGTCATGTATACCCTATGTGCTCTAGCATTTTGTACCTTATACGTGTACTTTATCCATTTCTGTATCGCTATAGCAGCAGAAACCCCTCGTAACATATCAACAACGTTACCAGGGTTATCCAATGGGTCTCTAAAAAATGCAAGAAACTGATTTCTATTTTCTGCAAAGACTACCTCTCCACTAGCAGCAACCTTTTCTGCTTCTACAAAATGCATTAGCAAGCTAGGTACATTACGCTGTGCCTTTTCTAATAAAGAATAATGAAAACAACATGATGCTGCTGTAAATATTTCGGAGGGCTCTAGTGCCATTAAAAAGAGGGTATCTCTACCCTCTATTTAGTTTATTAGTCGTGAAATCCTGGGATAAATTCTTCCATCTCATCTTCACCCTCAAATGTTGTAAGTTTTAAGTATTTCTCATACAACTCACCCATCTTAGGTTCAGTTTGACGAGACTTCCACATCTGTCTAAGGATGAGTTTGAAATCATCCATTGGTACCACTACAGACAGACTACCATTAGTATGAGCATCCATTAGATGTCACCTGGTGCTCTGTTTTCAGAGTAGTCAACGTTAAACATCTCACCTGGATAACGTGCTGCCAACTTAAGAGTATTAGTATAGATAACCTCATCAAGTCTAAGGTCTAGTGCTAGTGCTGCCTGTGCAACATACCACATGATGTCACCCAACTCTTTCTCTAGGTGCTCCTTGTTACCTTGATTGTATGGTTTACCTTGGAACTTTAACTTCTTAACTATCTCCATAAACTCACCTGCCTCTGAGCACATACCAGATGCAGCAGTGTCTAGTCTCTGTATCTTACATCCTTCTTCCTTTAATTCTTCATACCGTGCAAGGAGTGCGTTGTAATCTTTACTGGCATTAGATGTGACCTTATCTACAAACTCCATGTAGTTGTCAAGGTCAACCTCAAACTTCTCTTGCTTCTTAGACTTCTGTTTCTTATCTCTGTCCTTAAGTTTCTCAGTAGCAATACCCTTAGACCTAGGTGCAGTACCCATCCTCTCGTCGTTGACGAATTCTTCTACCTTCTGTGGAGTATCCTTTACGGTCTGCTCTACGTCTTTCTGTGCAGCATCTACACGGTCACGTGCTTCAGAATTAATCTGCTCTGCTGCCTTCTCCACATCATTACCTTGTGGTTCATTGGTAAATTGGTTTGCCATTATACTTTAAGTCCCTCGAATTTGTTACGTGTTTCAGTGACTGGTTGAATGTCACCTGCGTCTATGATGTCATCTTGAGCTGACTGCTCACAATCATACAGCCTCATCTTCGCTCTGTCAATACCGATGACGAAACGCTTATACATTGTAGGATCATTATACCTATTCTTCAACTGCTTGACCATTATTTGTCCGAGTTGTTCCATGTCTTCTGTACTGATAAGAGCAAACATAAGGTCAGCAGTAGCGGGAAGACCGAATGACTCAGAGGTATCAGTAAGATCGACATCACTGTTAGAAAACCCACCACGAGTTGTTTGGGTCGCAGTGACAATAGGGAGGTCGAATTCAACCGCCAATCCTCTGAGTTCCTCTGCAATTGCTTTGACATAAGTATATGAATTTACTATAGTCCCTTTATATCTAGCGGACGCACATATATTAAGGTAGTCTACGAAGATAACATCGGGACTGAATCCTTTCTTCATAGATAACTCATTCAAGAGTGCCTTGAAATGACCCACATGTGCAGATGCTGTAGGGTATTCCTTGATAACTAACTTACCTTGTGTCTTCTTCTTTAATCGAAGCAACTTGGAGGTGTACTTTTCTTTGGTAAGGAGGGGGTCACTGAGTTGCTGGATCGGGATGTCAAGAAGGTTGGCATCAATTCGCTCTGCAATTTTCTCCTCTGCCATTTCCATTGTAATATAGAGAACGTTCCGTCCTTGGAGCAACATGGAGCTAGCGACGTGGCACATGAATAAAGATTTGCCGACACCAGTACCAGCAAGCGCGACGTTAAGAGTCTTATTAGGTAAACCACCTTTGGTAATCTTGTTAAAATATTCGAGGTCGAAGGGAACTTTCTCTTCTCTTCTGTGATAGAAGTCATACCTGTCATCAGCATCCTGTATGTAATCGTGTCCAACATGATCATCGAAACACACACCAAGAGCCTCGGACATGATACTTGGTATCGCATCCTTTGTGCGTGTCTTGTCCTGCCCATCAGCAATCTTTACAGACTCCATCAGCGCAAGATATATAGCTCGTTCTTTGCACCACTTTTCAGTGGTCTCAACTAACCAGTCATCGTTGTATTGGTCTCTATCTAAATCATCGAGAAACTTTTCAATGTCTTTATAGACATCTTCTGTTATGTCTCTACGTTTCTCCACCTCAATCTTCAGAGCATTAGGCTCAGGGGTGGTCTCAAAGTTATTGACATATTCAGATAGTGTATCAAACAATACACTATGAGTATGCATATCAAAATACTCACTCTTAATGAAAGGCATAACCTTTCTACAGTAACTTTCGTTGAGGATAAGTTTACTGAGTGCTATCTCTTCTATCTTTAAACTCATTGATAATGCAGATACGTGGTTATCATATAGCTATCGTTGATTGGCTTCTCAAATGAATGGGGATACTGCCACGACGATGGGCATAGCACTACCCTACCACGTTTAGGTTGAATTGTGTAGTCTAAGATTGGAAATCTTAACTCACCACCCTCTACTACATCATTTAGAAAGACGAAGTATGATATGAATCTTCTAGCAGACTGGTAGTCTCCTACATCTATATGACGTAAGAAGAAATCCCTATTCCTAGCATACTTAAACATCTTGACCTGCTCAAGTGAGTTTAACTTGGGCCAAAATGGTTCGCAGTCAAGGTCTTTCATGTACCTTTCACCACATCCCTTCACAGCATATAACATCTGTGTATGGATGACAGTCCAGTCTTTCTTGTTGTTGGTCTCTGTCTCTTCCGTGATATTAAGCATGGAGAATTGACAAAAGTCTTTGACCTCTTGTCTAGTCACCACCTCAGTATCATGCTCGAATAAATCTATGGCATTACGACATAGATTTAGGTCTAAGACATCATCATAGACCTTGATGAAGTCCTTAAGTTCCATAAGAGAATTCCTTTCTGGCACACTCATCTAAAGCTTGGAGGATTTCGGACGAGAAGTATTTATCGGGGTCAGCAAGAATCTGTTTAGGATAAACAGAACTGCCACACACTTCAATGCGGTTTCCCTTTCGCTCAAATACTCCATATTTTTCACCCAGTTCCAGTAGTCCGTAATAGCGGTCAAGTCCACGCTCGTCATAAAATAATCTAACAGCAACTTGGTTATTCTCCTTGGTTAATCGAGACTTAGCAGTCTTAGCCTTAACTATGTTACCCACTACATCCTTACCATCTTTCTCCTTAGACTTGCTAAGGTAGATGATGGATGAAGCAGCATACTTAAGACCACTACCACCTCCCATCTCTTTGGTGGGCATGTATGCACCAACCACATCATATGTATGGTTAGTAACTATTAGAGGAACGTTTGCTTTACCTAGTTTGAGGGTTAGCACACGAAAGATAGACTTAACTACCTGAGCACGTGTCATATCACGTGTTTCCTTCCCTTGCTCTGAGTCTTCCATCTCCTTAGAGGTGGATAGCATACCCAGAGAATCTAAGACCATGAGCATAGGCTTCTTATCCTTCTGCTCAAGGTATTTGTCAAGAATCTTAATGCTTTGTGTCCTGAATTCTTGTACTGTATTGACTGGTACCAAAACCATACGGTTGGAATCAATACCTCTGGACTCAATTAACTCTCTGCTTATCGCACTTTCAGACTCAAAATAAATAACCCCACCATCAGGATTAGATTCGAGGAAATACTGTACGAGAGAAAGGCAGAAAAAAGTTTTACCTGTTGACGACTCGCCTGCAAGAGCAGTGATTTTGTTGCCTGGAACTCCTCCGTAGATGGATCCACTGACAAGTGCATTAAAGATGTACGAGCCTGTGTCGATAAAACCACTTGTGTCACCAGCAGCAACACCATCAGCAACGACACTAGCGTATTCATTATCAATCTCTTTAACTATATCTTTTAAAAAACTCACGACCAAAGTGCCTCCAATGTATGTTTCTTCTCTGCTTCCCATCCAATCGTATCGAGGATAGCTTTCAGAGGTGCTAGGAAACTCTTCTCGAATTGTAGGTCATAGTCAATGCTGTTGTCAAGTCCAAACTCTGACGGAAGAGTCTGGAAGAATGAAATAATATTCTCATTGATACGATTCGGTGTCCTTAAATGTAAATACTTAATCTTCTCACCCTCCTGGATAATAGGATACTTATGCTGTAGTTTATTCTTCTTGATATGGAAGTTGTACAACAACGCACCTCTTACATGCATGGGACATCCCTTGCCATAAATCGTAACACTTGATGTATTCTTCTGTATATTATTACAACCACGAGGGAATGCTACTTCCTCTGCTGGCATCTCCTCAAACTTCTGACGGAAGTCCTTGATGTATTTCTGAGTATTCTCTTCACTACCTGTCATAATAACATTGAGTGCTTCCTTAATAGCAGTACGACATGGTGCAGGTGTAGAAGACTTAACTGCTTCTATACCCATCATCTTTAGCTTAGGTTTCTCATACTGGACACCCTCACTATTCCATACGTTAAGAATATATCTCTTCTTAGCAGTCCAGATGCCCTTGTTAGCGATGTTCTCTCGCTTCATGACCATCTTCTGCTCGTATGCATTTACA